TTGGGTCGATGTTGTATCCAAATCCACGGGTTGCTCGCTCATAGTTTTGTAGGTTTTGACGTAGTTTCTTAATTTCATGACGACGCTTGAGAATTTCAACGTGTTGATCATGTGTGTATACTGGGTTTTCTAATGCTTTAGTAAGCATTCTAGTAGCCCGCTTTAAAGATGCCATAGAATCTCAGCAGATTTGTTCATATCATAACACAAAAAAAGAGGGGTGTCAACCCCTCAAAATCATTTCATTGCCATTACAAGTTGTGCTTGTTTCAAACGTTTTTCTTTTTGAATTCGTCTACGAATAACTTCCAACCAACTCACTGTGCTACCTCCTGATTCTTACATGGGCGGTAGGCAACACCACGATAAGTATTCTGTGGATGTGCTGGAGCATGAGTTTGTGAATACCACTTTCGATATTCTTCTTTAGGTGTGTCAGTGTTATACTGACAACCACGATATGTTGCTTGTGACATGGGATTTCTCCTTAATTTTTAGGCTAAAGAGCGTTCCTTCGGTTTCCCTACTTCCGTCCCAATGAGGGATGAACGTATAGTATCTATCACATTAATTTTGTATCTTTTGTTACCGAACTACGTATTCTAACCTGTAGTCTAATGCTTGAAGTTGTTCAATAATAATATCACAAGCAATTTTAGGTTCCGAATCACCACAAGTAAATACATCAACTGCCGCTTCTCTTTTTTCTGGCCATGTATGAATACTAATGTGACTTTCGGAAAGCAAACAAATCGCTGTCACCCCTTGAGGTTTGAATTGATGTGACATAGTTTGAAGCACATGAGCACCACATGCTTCAGCAGCATTCTCCAATAGATCACAGAGAAAAAACTCGTTGTCAAGTAAAGACAACGAGCAGCCGTACAGATTTAATAAGTAATGTTTTCCCATTTACATCAGCCAAAAATTATCGTTAGTACCTTTACAACATTTTCTAATTTTAATATCATAACCATTTTCCATCAAAAATCTGGCATCAGGAATAGCATCTTTCAAATTAGTATAAAAGAATACTTCGGAATATTTTTTCGTGGATACTGGAGTTCCATTCTTATTAATTCTTCGAAGAACTTTAACATCTTTTGGATCCAATACTTTCCAATATTGAATACAAAATGTATTTTTAGTACTACTTTCCATTAGCGTTTCTTTTTTTCTTCTTTAGGTTTATAACCCCATAATTTTGGGTTTACTCTTCCTTCTGCCTGTTTAAATTCTTTTAAACCTTCACGATATTTATCCCAATAAAAATCAAATATTTCAATCTTATTATGGGGTATTACTATGTCGTAAGTAATTGCTCCATCGATTTCATATGTCACAATGTATGCTGTATAAGGCAAACTTCTATCGTTTGCTAGTTCAGGATCACAATTTTGATGGAGAATCTTCATTAACTACGACCTCCCCATTTGATTTGGGGGAACGCTTCTTCTACACATGCTCGGGTAATTTTATATTTTTTACCAAGAGATTTATCCTTCACCAAGACAAGAAGATTTGCTTCTTCTTCATGAAGACCTTCAAGAAGTTGAATAAAAAGATTTTCTCTAGTGGTTTGGTTAATAGAAGAATTACCTCCTTTAAAAAACAGATACAATTTACGATACTCTTGTTCTAGAACAGTGTGCTCTGTGCCCTTGGGAGCGTCGTTAGGAGTAAATGGAACCTCACCTTCAGGGAGCATGGATACCACACTCTCGTCGAAGTTAATGATGAGTAGAGAACGAAGAGCGGGTGTATTGTACTCGTCTAGTAATTTAATTTTCTCTGCTTTAGTTTTGGCATTGCTCACTTTTTGGAGCACTTCAGAAATTAATAGTTTCATTTTTTAAATGGCGATGAACTACGGAAATAGAATACTTCCATCAAATCATTTAATTGATGTTCCCGAAAGTATTCTAAAGGAACTTGTTTTACAGTTGTATTTAGGTTATTAAATTGATCAAGAATTTTTTGCTCTAGTTCTTCGGGAACATAATCTAAATCAATAAGAGTTCTATTTCTATAGTAATTATCAATTTCAGATTTAGTTTTACAGAACATTGATGGGTCTTGATCAACCCAAATGCTTAACTTTTTTTGGCTAATTGGTTTTTGTCTTTTTTCATTGACAAACGTATCATCTTCGGAAAGAAAATTAGGAATGCCATCTGATTTATCACCTTTAATAATATGTTCCTTGATAAAAGTATACGGATTATCTGATGTGATGTAACTTTTCATCACTGGATTGTATTGAAACACTCCAGGATACTTATGTAGTTGAATAAAATCTTTATCCCCAGAAAGAATTAAAATCTTTTCTTTCGCTTTCTTGCGTCTGCACAATACGGAGATGATATCGTCTGCTTCTGTCCCATATATTTCCATAACTTTGTATGGAAAATATTCTTTAATCTCGTCTCGAATTTTATTCAAAACATCGAAAATAGAATGCCAATCGAGACCAGAACTTTTACGATCTTTTTTTCTATTGTATTTGTAGTATGGAAAAAAATCTTTTCTCCAATAATGCTTACTATCGTAAGCTAATACTACTTCTCCGTATTCGTTTTTATATTGTTTCTCGTAGGAAACTAAACTTCTGAGAACCATATGACGAACCAAATTTTCATTCAATTCATCCTTTTTAAGTTGTGCCATCAAGTTACTAATCATAACTTGATTCATGTCAATAATAATCATCCTCTTCTTCTTCCTCCTCTTCGTCAATAAATCTTACTGAGAGTAGCTCTTCGTTAATAACAATTCCGTCGTCATCATACATTTCAGGGTGAAGTTGAGGAGAATTATTTTTGTTATAAAAATTATAAACAATGTCGTTGATAAACCAACCCGCTATAATTCCAACAATCAAAAATAGAACTACAAAACACGCCATAAAAAAGAGTATTGTAGGTGATTCCATTTAAATTCTCCGAGCGACTTGGTTAGGTTAAATTCCTCCAGGTAAATTCAAATTTAAATAAGAATTGTTTTCTGTGGAGGGTGAATTCTTTAAATATTTGAAGACCATATTTTTTTGGTTCTTTCGCTACCCTCCTGAGCATTAGCTCCACACCTTTATTTATTGGAGTTTCAATATCATTATTCATTTTTTTCTAGAACTTACTAAACCTTTCTCAACAAATAGTTTAACTGTTTCTATCAATCCTCCAATAGGTTCATCATCAACAATTACGTAAGGGAATCCTGATGCTTTTGGATAAAGTTCTTTAAATTCTTCTCTAGTAATATCAGTTCCAACTACAGTCGAATGATAAGGAACTCCAGCTCTTTCCATAAGTTCAATAATTTTAACACAATATCCACAGCCAGGCGATTTATAAATGTGAATGTTCATAATTAATGATTAAAAATGTGTTTGATTTTTCTTTGTTTTGCGTTAAAAGATTCTTTAATTGAAATCCCAACATTAAAAGACATGCTTATTCTATCATCATCGGAATGATTTTGTTCTACGTAATGAGGTAAATAAGAATTAAACAGAACCATTTTTCCTTCTTCTGGTTTAATTTTTTCAGTAATTGTTAATTTTTTATTTTTACTAAAAGCTGGAATAGCAGCATTAGTTTCAAACAAATTTTGGAAAACAATACCACCAGAATTTTCAGGAACTTTAATATAAAAAACTCCAGAAATAGATGATAAAGGATGGGTATGAGATAAGTTATATGATCCAGGATAATTTATATTTACCCATATCTCCTTCAAGGAAAAACAATACTCATCTTTCAAATCAATATACTTAGAAGTTTGAGTAAATTGATTCCATATACTTTTAAAAATATTACTTTTAAAAAATAATGGATCATTATTATAATTAAACATTGGACTTTGCCACCCGTTTACATTAGATCTTGGTCTTGCTAACAATGGGTAAATAGTAGCCAAAGAATAACAAGAATCAATCAATTCTTTTTGGTAAGAAAATTCTTTGTCTATAGATTCGTAAATAAATGTAGGAAATATATATCTTTCCGATGTCTCTATCATAAGCATGAAAAAACCGCTACTGTATTGTAAGCGGTTTAGAGAATTTTGTCAAGTGCTTAAACTTATTTAAAGTTATAAAGGTTTCCTTTATGATAAACATACCAATCGATACCTTTGCCCATAGTGTCTCCATCACAATAGATATCTTCGCCATTATATTCCATACCGCTCACAACAGTCCAAGACTCAGCAACTTCGGTAAGGTTGACAATCAATTTAGCGGGATCAAATTCTTCGCCATCAGGCAATTCAAACTCGCCAATGTAACCACCACGTTCATATGAATTATAAACAATCCACACACCATCAGAATCTTCTAATTCATAATGAATACAAGCAATAGCTTCGTCGGAATCTTCTTCTGTATGAAGATTGTTTTCAATATCTTCTGCTGTATAATAAGTCAAAGCAGAAAGTGGTTTGACCCAGATTTGATTGTCCTCATCTTCCTCTAGACAGACTCCAATGTTCTGGTCATCTACATCAGGACCCCAACAGAGACACCCATCAGTAATTTCATCCCATGTAGGGAGATCTTTTTCAGGATCATTCCAGTCACGATCAGTTTCTTCAGCAATAAGATCTTGATCAAATTCAATCTTACCGTCTTCGTCAAAAGTAAAATACTTATCGACTTGTTCTTGAGTTAATTGGACTGCTCCAAGCTCATTAAAATATGTTCTGGCAAAAGAATCTTCGCCAGAGCTGACCCAGATTTTGTAGGTTGCCATAGGTTTCAAAAATTACTCTGCCATTGTACGTGGTTTTCTTGGGTTTGTCAAGGGCACAAGAACTAACAGGTTTAATCACCTAACGTGATGACCCCCAAACATATAACGCATTCCATTTAAGATTTTTGCTCCAAATGATCCAAGATTACGTGAGTTAAATCTTTCAAATAAGGCAGTAGTAATAACAGGAGCGGGGACCCCCAGATCCACAGCGGCAGAAACAGTCCAACGACCCTCACCGCTGTCGGATACGCCTCCAGAGAACTGTTTAAGCTGACCATCCCCACGTAGCACATCAGCAGTAAGATCGAGTAACCAAGACCCAACCACGCTACCACGACGCCATAGCTCAGCAACCTCAGCAACGTCAATATCATAGCAATAGGATTCTGGATCCGCCATCGGAGCAACTTCGGCATCACCTTCTCTAACATACTGAGCACCTACATTAGCATTCTTAATGATGTTAAATCCTTCGGCATATGCTTGCATCATACCATATTCAATTCCATTATGAACCATCTTTACAAAGTGTCCAGCACCTGGACCACCACAATGTAACCAACCATATTCGGCAGAAGTTACATCTGAGTCAAACTGAGTCCTGGGGGCAGCATTGATTCCTGGGGAGAGGGCATTAAAAATGCTTGAACAAGTGGAGACCGCAGTATCTCCGCCACCAACCATAAGACAGTATCCACGATCCAAACCATAAACACCGCCGCTAGTGCCACAATCAATATATTGGATACCCATTTTTGCCAGACGTTCTGCTCTCTTCCTACTGTCTTTAAAATTGCTATTGCCATGATCAATAATAATATCTCCTTCACTACAATATCGTAGTAACTCATTGATCGTTTCCTCCACTGTTTCGGCAGGTACAACCATCTGGAAAATTCCTGGTTGATTACCACCGTTTATTTTTTGTTTAACTATTTTAACAAGGTTTTCGATGGTAGTCGCAACTCCATTCACATATCCTTTCTCATATGCTTCACTTGCCTTCTCGTAATTTCTACGATACCCCCAAACTTCTATTCCTGCTTTCATCATACGACGAGACATGCCTTCACCCATTCTCCCTAGCCCAATCAAACCAACTTTCATTTTTCCCAATCCTCGTAAATTTTTTTAAAATGTATATCAACTTTAGTCAAACTATCCAAGTGAATATTACAAACATAATCATGATCATCACACCATTGTAGAGCAATTTCATGAAACTTTTGTTCACTCATAACTCGTTTAACTCCATAAGTTCTAGAGAATGATGACATTATAAAATGCCAACATTGGTGTTGTGGTTTCATTACTTATTATCTAAAACAGAATCCCAATCTTTCTGAAAGAGTTCGAGACCCTTATCAGTCATAATGTTCTTATACATTGCCCAAAATACTACTGGAGGAATTGTGACAACATCAGCACCATGTAGAGCAGATTGTTCTACCTGTCTCACATCACGAAGAGATGCTGCAAGAATTTGTGTAGATGTTCCTGAG